ACCCGCTTGACCTGCCACCATCGCAGGAATCACACTACAAACCTTACAAGCTACCGATAAATCACAACAACATCTTGTTGCTATCGGATATTCACGTGCCATACCACAACATACAGGCATTGACGCTTGCATTAAAGTATGGTCTGGAGAATGACGTGAATACCATCCTCCTCAATGGTGACATTATAGACTTCTATGCTATTAGCAGATTTGAAAAAGACCCGCGTAAGCGCAACTTCGGGCATGAAGTACTAATGACAAGGCAGTTTTTAGCTACGCTGCGCAAGCTATTTCCCAATGCTGCTATCTATTACAAGTGTGGCAATCATGATGTGCGTTATGATCACTATATCATGCGCAATGCGCCTGACCTTTTAGGTATGGATGAGTTCAATTTTGAATCGCTCATGCACTTAGATCAACACAACATCACATTCATACCGGATAAGCAAGTAATTCACGCAGGAAACTTGACAATCTTACACGGGCATGAGTTAGGAGCGTCTGTATTTAGTCCTGTGAACATTGCACGTGGTTTGTTTTTACGTGCTAAGGCTAATGCATTATGCGGCCACCATCACCAAGCATCAGAACACACAGAGCCAAACATCAATGGTAAGCTAACAACATGCTGGAGTGTGGCGTGTTTGTGCGAGCTGCATCCCGATTACATGCCCATCAATAAACACCATCATGGTTTTGCGCACGTGCGTATAATGGATACAGGCGAATTTGAAGTAAGTAACTATCGTATTGTGAATGGTAAGATTAGATAACAAAAAGCCCCCACGTTAGGAGGCTTGTTGTATCAATCAATAACAAAAACAATAATGCAATGAACTATCACACTATGTCGCAAATATAGCACAATGAAAGGCAAGCCACATCCGAAAGTAGTACAGCGTAAATTGGGTAGAGAACGTGCCGATGGTTTGTATTGTGATAACGTAATCGAGATAGACCCTACGTTGCCACCGATGCGCTACCTTATTGTGTTGATCCATGAGTACCTTCATCACATTCAACCGGAATGGAGTGAGGAAAAGGTGGATGCTGAAGGTGAGGCACTGGGTAGGTTTCTTTGGAAACAAGGCTATCGCAAGGTGCAGCAATGATGCGCCCGCTGCTAAGGATTAAGTAGCGTGTCAAAACTTATCTGCTATAACGGCATCGAGTAACTCACTTGCCAACCATTCGCGTATCTTACCTACTATGTCGTATTGTTCTTCGGTAAGGTCTTGATATTTCTCAAGGCTACGCAGATGCTGTTGTACTTCGTATAGTGTATCAAAATACTTTACACCATTGACAGCGCAATCAAATGCGTGCTGGTCTTCTCGTAAATCAAATGTTAGTGTTGCTTTCATTTTCTGATTTGTTTGGTAATCCTGCCTTACAATCTGTGTAACCTTCGTTATAGGAATTAATAAGGTTATTCATTTCAATGGTTTGAACTGCGTTCAATAGCATTTCCATTTCGGCCCATGTCATGCGTATGGCTTGTCCTTTAAACTTACGCTTTAAGGTTAGATGCAGTCTGCGTATTGCTGTTTCTTTTTTTTCTTGGCTCATAAATACTTTGTGTCTTTAGTTATGGTAAACAAATCTCTGTTGACCGATTTGATTTTGTTCGCTAGATTATCCTTGACATACTTTGTCTTGGCATCTGCAAACATGCCGAGCAGGTTAACACGCTCCAGCTTCAATGTGTCAACTGATTTGATTGTTCTTTGCCGCATTGAGTTTAAGTATTTCGTTTTTAACGTGCATGTAGTACGCTTTCACCGAATAGTATTCACCGGTTCCTTCGAAGTCATTCACTATGTCATCGGGTGCGTTAGCCAGTGCTTCATCTACGCAATACAACGCACAGTTGATTGCTTTAAAATGAACCTGTGCTAGTTGACCTTCTTGCGATTCACCCTCGACTATATCAAAATAATTCGAGTACAGTTGCCATGCCTTTTCCTTTGCTTTCATTTTTGAGTTTATTGATTAGTTCGATAACCTGTTCTTTGTTGTAGTAGTGCTGCATTGAATTGCGCACATGGTCTTTGAGTTGTTCGGTGGTCATAAGTTCAAAGTATTAAGGTATTCACGCCACATTGGTACACGCTCCTGAAGCTTTGCGATTGCATCTGCATCAAACTCCACAACCTTTTCGTGGATGCGTTCGCTCACTGGTATATCAAATTCCCAATTCGCCAAATCACTTTCAAGGTTAGCGTGTGGATTTTCAGCAAGGAAGGTAGGCATATCGTAAATCATATTCTTTTCTATGCGCTGTGCTTTCTTGATGAACTCATCGTTGCCTTGTGGATCAATAAGATTCATCCTGCGTGCAAGACGGTACTTTTCATCGTCTATCATTTGCAGCGGTGCGTTAACGAGTACAAAGCAAAAGGTTGCAGTGGATGCACCCGTGAGCCACATGTATGCCTGACCTTGCCAGTAGTAATCTTTGCTAAGGTCATTCACCTTTGAATCAATAAAGGTATGGATGTCCCAAGATGATTTAATATCCGGCACATTGACCACTACGCCACCATCTTTGATGAGCAAATCGGGTGTACCTGTTACATACTCATTCTTGAAATTGATTTCATTCTTGAATACGATAGCGTTACGCTCCCTGCGCCACATATCGATGGCATCATTCTCAACTGCAACACCTTTCTCGATGTACTTGTTGCTGATGTCTTTGTAGCGCTTGTACTTCTGTTGGATGTAGATTTCAAGCAGTGCGCTTTTGCAGGTTTCAGATAGTCCTGATTTGGTGCGTGCATCGGTCATAAGCTTACCAAGCTGCGATGCTCTGAATAGTGTTGTTTCCATTTGTTCTTGTTATTGATGGTGTGAAGATACTACAACAACCCGCTTAGTTGCTCTTTTTTAACATTTACTAACGGTTCAATCTGTGCAAAAAATTCTTGGGGGCATGCCTGGAGAATGATGTCACAATCATCTAGCGTTTGCGCTTTCTCGATTAGTTCAAGCAAGTACTGAACATCTTTGTTGGATGCGTTAAGACTGCCCTTCAACTTGAACGGCTTGTACATGTCTACGTTCTTGCGGTTAAGGTCACGGCCTAACAATTTACCAAATGACACAGCAGCGTTTTTAAGGCATTCTGTTTTAAGTTTAGGAAACGCGAGGTCTAATGCGTTAGGTTTTTTATTATCTGCGTTTAATGCCCATCTATTGCGTTCGATATTGTCAAGGTTTTGCGGTGCTCTATCAACCATGATAACAATGGATGCTGCTCCCGTGCGGCGCAACTCGTAGCCGGTTATCGGATGGATCACTACAAGGTCAAGTGAACCTACAACCTCGTTAGCCATTCGCTCCCATTTAAAGTTCTCTGTTCTCCAGTGCCCGAAAAACATTTCATCCAGTGTGGTTTCTACGTGTGATATGACTAGCGTTTGTGCTTTACCGTCTGGTGTCTTTTCAATTCCCAGTTCATCGGGCTTTGCATTGAGCATCTGCTGAAATTTCTGCAATGCTTCAAGATTGTCTTTGTGGAATGAGTTCATGTTGTTATTGATTTGGATTAATACTTAGCGAGGCAATCGTTTAGTTCTTGGCAGTAAGAAAGTAGTGCGAAGATTACGATGATGGCTACAACGTAGCGAAGGATAGTAGATGCTGTTTTCATGTGTATTGTTTTTAATTGATGCCGCTAATGTACTGCAAATAGTTACATACACCCTGTTAAAAATTGTTAAAATTTGGGACGGTCACGCCCACGAATAGCTGCCGTAATTCGGGAAAAGTTCGAAGTACATGCGCATCATGATTGCATCTGCATAGTCGGGCGACTTGCCATGCATGCGTGCTATCTCATCCTTACTGATTACTGCGAGTTTGCCATCTGCTTCTGGTTGCCGCCTGCGTATCATGTCCAGTTCTTGCACGATCACATCCCGGAACTGAGACACTTTGAAAATTACTTTGTTCTGCTCGATTAATTCTGCGAGCTTAAAATAGCACTCTGCCTTTTGATTGGTAAACTTATCGGATTGCTTAGCACGGCCACCATTGAGAAACCCTCGGCACTTAAGACTATCCACCACACCACCACCTACACCATCTTCATCACAGATTACATTGCTTAGTTTGATGCTATGCCTGTCGCATAGTTGGCGAATGGTGGCAACTACGGTGGTGATTGGTTGCTTACGCAGCTCGTGTATTTCCATTAGCTGCAAACCATGCCACACGCAAATAACACTACGGTCTTTTCCTAGTCGTGCGATGTCGGCACTGATATACTTTTCGCCTTTGCTTTCTTCATCCCGGAAGCAGCGAACAAGGTCATCGTATTGGTAAAGGTTATCTACGCTTTCATCATACTCCCAATCACCATGCAATAGCCTTCGCCTATCTATTTCGGGCAAACGTTCAAGTGTTTCAAGATAGCTTTCAGGCAGGTGTGGGTTGTCGGTTGGTAGCGATGGAATGAATGCAAGATGCTGTGGCAGGTTGTCCATCTTATGCGGTGCATAGAACTCATTGTACAACCATCCCTTTGATGGATTGCATGTGAGCAGCATCTTTGGTTTGAGGTCGTACTGCGTAAGCTTGAAACGGATGCGGGACTGGAGTATATCAATAGCCCTCTTTGATACCTGTGCGCTTTCATCTACGTACGCATCAGTCAATTCCAAACCTCCGAGGGCATGAAATTCGGGATCACTTGGATAGGCAAATAAGTCTTTGAGTATTATCTCGCTGCCATTGCTGAATGTGATTACGTTCGTTTGATTGTTGATTGTGTAGTGTTCGTTAGGTGCTAACCCTAACATGTGCGCTACTTCAAAGAATGTTTTTAATGTGGTCTT